ATTAACTGTAGTGCAAAGCGCTGAATAACCATAAACCAACACAGCAAATGTACAAACAGATGTTAAGATTATTGGCTGAATTAGATATCAAGCCATCACAAGATGGTGGTGAGGAAGATGACCTCTAATATCAATCCTCATATTCTTAGATACATCGAAATGATTGAGAACAAAGAAGTGGTAGCTTGCAAGGAACAACATGAGCTTGTTGCATTAATTCGAAAATGCTTCAAAGAGGAAGAGATATATACAGACAATGAGCAGCTTGAAAATTATCTTGGGCTACAAAAGTATTTTCCGTTTGACCTGTTCGAGTGGGAAAAGTTTCTTTTAGGTTTACATCTTTGCACATATAAGAAAGATAATGGAGTTCCTAGGTTTCCGGATTTGTTCCTTCTATCAGGTCGAGGTACCGGTAAAGATGGATTTATCGCTTTTGTTTCTAAATGCCTTATATCTCATTATAACGGCATCAAGCACTATGATATCGACATATGCGCTAACAACGAAGACCAGGCCATGAGGCCTTTTGAAGATATTTACAACGTTTTGGAAGATCCTCAAAACATCAAGAAGCTTAAAAAATTATTATACTGGAACAAGGAAGAGATCATAAGCCTGAAAACTAAATCAAAAATTAAATTTAGGACAAACAGCCCAAAAGGGAAAGACAGCTTGCGATCAGGCGCTGTCATATTCAATGAAATCCATCAATACGAGAATTACGCCAACATTAATGTTTTTACTACGGGCCTCGGCAAGAAAAAACATCCCAGAAGATCATTTCTAACAACCGATGGCGATGTAAGAGATGGTCCTTTGGATCACAAGAAAGACCAGGCTAAAGAGATACTGGAAGGTAAGGCACCAGACAATGGCATGCTGCCTTTTATCTGCCGGCTAGATAACAAAAAAGAAGTCCATAACAAGAAAAATTGGCCCAAAGCAAATCCGTCGTTGCCGTATATGCCTGATTTGATGGAAGAGATGGAAAAAGAATATAAGGATTGGAAAGTAAATCCATCTCAATTCAGTGCATTCATGACAAAAAGAATGAACATACCGGATGGCGAGAAGGAAATTGAAGTAACAGCCTGGGAGAACATCAAAGCTACAAATATTGAGATTCCTGATCTAACCGGCTGGAACTGCGTGGCAGGATTGGACTACTCAAAAATAACTGATTTTGCAAGTGCTAATCTGCATTTTAAAAATGGAGACTTAAGATTTGACATCAATCATTCCTGGCTCTGCTTGCAATCAAGTGATCTTGCAAGAATCAAAGCGCCTTGGAGGGAATGGGCAGAGCAAGGACTCATTACATTGGTTGACGATGTAGAAATACATCCGGACCTATTGACGGATTGGCTACAGGATAAAGGAACAATATATAACATCCTAAAGGTGGCCATTGACAACTATCGTTATGCGCTGATGACAAAGGCGCTAGAGAAAATTGGTTTCAGTGCGAAAGAACAGAAAAACGTCAAGCTTGTGCAGCCGTCAGACATTATGAAAATTGTACCTGTGATCGATAGTGGTTTTGCGCAGCAATCATTCGCATGGGGTGATAATCCAACCCTTAGATGGGCGGCCAACAATACTAAAAAAATTAGATCAAGTAAAAAACAAGGTTCAGACACTGGAAATTTCTATTACGGAAAAATAGAAGCTAAAAGTAGAAAGACCGATCCATTTATGGCATTTGTGGCAAGCATGGTCATTGAAAATGAGTTGCCTGATAGCAGTTTGGATGTGCCAGATGTGGATGTCTATACCTACTGAAAGGAGGTGAGAGGTTGGGATTATTAACATCGATTATCAAAAGATTGCTCGATGGACAGCCAATTGAAATTGATATTGATTCAGATGAATTTTTTAATATTCAAGCAGAATTATACGTTAGAAATTTGGCGTTTCAATCTGCGGTTGGATTTATATCGAGATCCATCAGCAAGTGTGAATTTAAGACATACTTTAAAAATGAGGAGGTTAAAAAACAGGAGTACTATCTATTCAACATCGAACCCAACAAGAATCAGAATTCATCTGAATTTATACAAAAATGGATTTCAAAGCTTTACGAAGAAAATGAATGTCTGATCATTGAGCATAACGGACAATTGCTGGTGGCGGATAGTTATGAGAAAAAAGAGTATGCGCTTTTTGAATACCAGTTTAATCAGGTGACAGTCAATGGATTTGTGTTCAACAAGTCATTTAGCATGAGTGAGGTCATGTTTTTTAGGCTTACCAATAAGAATGTTAGAAAACTTATCAACGGGATGTACGAAAGTTACGGAAAGCTGATTAGCTATGGACAGAACGGATATCAGAAATCGAGGGGCACCAAAGCAACGCTTGAAGTCAATGCTCAAGCACAAGCAAAAAATAATTTCAAAGAGACTTTTGAAAAGTTGATGAATGAGCGTTTCAAGAAATTTTTTGAAGCAGAGAATGCAGTGCTGCCACTATTTGATGGATATAAATTTACCGAATTGGGTGCTAAATCATATGCCAATGATAACACAAGAGACATCAGAGCAATGGTGGATGACATCTTTGATTTGACGGCAATACCATTTGGCATACCACCAGTATTGTTAAAAGGAAATGTAGCAGGCAGCAAGGATGCGGTGGATAGTTTTCTGACATTCTGCATTGATCCCCTTTGCGATATGTTACAGGAGGAAATTAACCGAAAGAGAGCTGGATACAAAGGATTTTCTGAAGGGACATTTTTAAAGATTGACACCAAAACTATCAAACATATTGATTTATTGAGTGTAGCAAGTTCTGTTGACAAGCTAATCAGCTCAGGTGCATTCTGCATTAATGATATCCGGGTGGCGGTCGGCGATGAGCCAATCAACGAAGAATGGGCATGGCAGCATTTCATGACGAAAAACTATTCGAATGTTGAGGAATTTTTAAACCCACTTGAAGGAGGTGGTGAATGATGCAGTGGAAAATTAGCATTAGGAGGCTTGAATGACTCAAAAGAAAGTATATGCAATTGATTTTGATGGTACTTTATGCGTCAATGAATATCCGATGATAGGTGGCCCAATACAGGAAGTGATTGACTACACTAAGAAGATTGTTGAAGAGGGACATAAGATTATTTTATGGACATGTCGAACAGATGAAAAATTGCAAGAAGCAGTGGATTGGTGCAATCAGAAAGGGATATATTTTGATGCTGTAAATGAAAATCTAGAGGAAAACATCAAATTGTATGGTTCAGACACTAGAAAGATATCTGCTGATCATTATGTGGATGACAGAGCTATAAAGGTAGATGAAATTGTAAGCGGAAAAGAGGTGATGCGATTGAAGAAGAACAAAGATGCTCAGATGAAAAGATTATGGGAGTTTAGACAATCAACTAAGCCGGATATGCTGGATCTGTATATTTATGGTTATGTGGAGGGGGATAGCTACGACTGGTGGAATGATACAGTTATTGAAAGTGAGACTTCGGCCAATTTTTTTAGATCCGAGCTAGCTAAGTATCCGGATGTGAAACAAATTAATATTTTTATTAATAGCTATGGTGGTAGCGTCTATGAAGGCACGGCAATTTATAACCAACTACGCAGACATCCTGCTCAGAAGATAGTTCATGTTGATGGATTTGCTTGCAGCGTGGCGTCTTTGATAGCGATGGCAGGTGATAAGGTCATTATGCCACCAAATACCATGATGATGATTCACAACATGTGGACTTGTGCATGTGGTAATGCAAAAGAGCTAAGAAAAGTGGCAGAGGATTTGGATGTGATGATGGCATCCAATCGACAAGCTTACCTGGAAAAATCAGGAAACAAGTTAACAGAGGAACAGTTGATTGATTTGCTAGACAATGAGACTTATTTGACAGCTGCGCAGTGCTTAGCATATGGATTTGCTGACGAAATACCCGAAAAAGAGGTAGATTTGACACAGGCCAAAGAGATGCTGCAACAGGTGAATCAGTCATTGGAGCAGCACTTAAGCTACAATAAGGCCGTTGCTACCATGATTAGAGACATGCAACAAAGAAAGGACCCAGAACCGGCATCGGATCCAGTAGAGCCAGTCGAACCAAAGCAGAAAAAAGAAGATCCTAAAGAGCCGGAAAATAAAACCAAAAAACTAATAACGGCACTGTTCCGTTAAAAAAAAGGAGAATAACATGAAAAACCTTGATCTATTGCAACAAAAGAAAGCAGAAATCATGACAAAAGTTAATCAAGCTATTAAGGATGGCGACGATGAAGCTTTTGCACAGGCTTTTACAGAGTTCACCGAGAACATTCAAGAAGCTATAATCAGTGAGGCAAAAGGGCTGATTCAAGCTGCAGACAACACTGTTTTATCAGGAAGAGGTGTAAGAGCTTTAACATCTCAAGAAAATCAGTATTATCAGACAGTAATCGAAGCGATGAAATCATCTAATCCGAGACAAGCCTTGTCGGATGTTGATGTTGTGCTACCTAAGACTGTTATCGATGCTGTATTCGAAGACTTGGTAGAAGATCATCCGTTATTAGAAAACATTGACTTTGTGAACACATCCGGATTGATTGAATATCTTATCAATCTCGGCGACGGTATCAACCTAGCTACTTGGGACTCTCTTTGTTCAGAAATTGTTACCGAAGCCGTAAGTGGATTCCAAAAGATTGACCTGGCACATAAAAAATTATCAGCATTCCTACCTGTCTGCAAAGCTATGTTGGACCTAGGACCTGCTTGGCTGGATCGATACGTCAGAACGATATTAGCTGAAGCTTTAAAAAACGGCATTGAAAAAGGGCTCATCGACGGTAACGGACTCATGGAACCTATAGGGATGATCCGTAATTTAAGCGGTCCGGTTGATCCTGCGACTGGCTATCCTGCTAAGGATAAAATAGTTGTTACAGATTTGTTGCCTGAAACTTATGGCAGTCTGGTTTCTCAGCTGATGGTTGGACACAACGGAAATATCAGAACGGTCAGTGAGGTAATTTTGATTGTGAATCCGATTGATTATGTGACAAAGGTTTTGCCTGTGACAACTCATAAAACAGCTAATGGTGAATATGTTAAAGACATTTTTCCGTTCCCGACAAAAGTGATTCCATCTGCTAGATTGACTCAAGGCGATGCTGTTATGGGATTGGCGAAACGCTATTTCATGGGAATAGGGACATCTAAGTCAGGCAAGATTGAGTATTCAGATGAGTATAGATTCCTAGAAGATGAGAGGATTTACCTGGTCAAGCTTTATGGAACTGGAAGACCTAAGGATAATGGGGCATTCTTGTATCTGGATATTTCTGGTCTTGCACCGGTAATACCTAGCATGAATGTTGCAAATCTTGATGAAATTGATTTTTCAAGTATGCATTTTTATGATGCCAGGCTTGCAAGCTTGACTGTTGGGGCATTGACGCTTTCACCTGAGTTCAATAAGTCCATCTTCTACTATGAAGTAGATACTGCCAATGCGACTAATACTATCAGTGCTATAGCAATGGATGGCGAAGCAACGATTGAGATATTGGTTAATGATGGTGCGCATAACAATGGAGCTGCGGCAACATGGAATGTCGGTGAAAACACAGTTGAAATTACAGTGACAAGTGGTACTGAAACTGAGACATACACTGTTATTGTGACAAAATCTGAATAAGACCAGGAGGTGCTGACATGGCACTGCCGGAAAATTTATTAAATGACATAAAAAATTATCTTGATATTACTTGGGATGATGAAGCCGGAGATGCTAAGCTCTCCGGCATTGCCGAAAGAGGCATACAGTATATTAACGGAGTTGCCGGAAACGAAATGGATTACACAATTGAGGATAAGGCAAGAGAGTTGCTGTTTGATTACTGTCGATATGCCAGATCACATGCCCTGGACGATTTCCAAAAAAACTACCGGCATGAATTGAACACCTTGCAGATTGTCCAGGAGGTGGCTGCCTATGAAGAAGAAAACGCAGACTTATAATGATGGCGTGCTGGACATCTATTTAGTGGGCAATGTATCCCAGGAAGGTAACATGCCGGTGGATAAGTTGACTTTGAAGACAGGTAAAGTACGCTTCGAGAACAGAATAGTCGGAATGACAAGATTTTGGACGGCTAGGCAAGCTATGGCTAGAATTGATAAGATGGTAAGGGTGCCTAAGTTAAAGATATCCACACAGGATGTGGCTTACATCGATGGAGAACAGTATCGAATTATCCAGACTCAGGATAAGGATGATGTTAATCCGCTTTCGATGGATCTGTCCCTTGAAAGGATAGAGGCGAAGTTTGACATGGATGAACCGGAGGTGGACGAAGATGAAGCTGACTGATTTAAGGGATGCATTGCTGTCTTTGAGTATGCCGGTCCATCATTTCTTTCCGCATAAAGAAAAAGCGGATCAGTATATTGTTTGGGCTGAGGATGGCGAGGCGGGTGCTGGATATGCTGACAATCAAAAGACAAATCAGGTCATCCAGGGTACGCTGGATTATTTTACTAAAACCGAATTTGACAGCAACTTAGCTTTGATACAAGAAAAATTAAACTCAATGGATATGGCCTGGCGATTGAATACAATCGAATATGAAGAAGATACAGGCTATATCCACTATGAGTGGGTATGGGAGTTGATAGATAATGGCTAAGATGATACTGAAAGGATTTGATGAGTATGCTGCTAAGTTGACACAGCTCGGCAAGGAATCGATTGAGATATCTAAAAAAGCGGTTATGGCCGGGGCTAATCCGGTAGCTGATGCAATTAAGTTGGAACTAACTAAAAACCTAATGGAATCAGAATACTCCACTGGTGATTTGCTCAAATCCTTTGGGGTGGCACCACCTAATATTGACCGGAGAGGCAATACCAATACAAAGATTGGATTTGAAGGCTATGACAGAAAAGGTGTACCCAATGCATTAAAGGCAAGGGCAATGGAATCCGGTACAAGTACCCAGAAGAAACGACCGTTTATACGGCCTGCCGTTAATAGAATGAAGAAGGCATGCATTACAGAAATGCGCAGGGTGATTGATGAAGAAATTTTCAAAGTGTTTGCATTGAAAAAAGAAGGATAAAGGAGGAACAATATGGATCAAAAGTATGGTGAATTTGTAGGCGTTGACAAGCTTTATGCAGCTGTTGTGTTGGAAGATTCAGAAGACAATTATATAGCGGATACGCCAGAGTATTTTGCGCCAGCAGCAGAAATATCAGGTGAGCCTGAGACTGAAAACAGTACAACTTATTATGATAATGTGGCTGCAAACAACTATGTGACCGAAGGTAAGACAACGCTGACAATCATCGTGTCAGGCGTACCGGCTGATGTAGCTGCTAAGTATCTTGGAAAAAAATATGACGCGGCAAGCGGTCGCGTATATGATAGCGGGGACCCTAATCCTCCGGACGTCGCTTTGTCTTTTAGATTCAATAAGGGTAAGGCGGGATATCGATACTACCAGTATTTGAAAGGCACATTTAGCGGTGGTACGGAAGAAGCATCCACCAAAACTAATACAATAGATATCAAGACTTATCAAATGACTTTTACGGCCGTATCTACTACGTATAAATGGGAGATAGATGCTGAGTTTAAACCGATTAAGCGCATATTTGGTGATACTGCGGATGCAGCGTTTGATCCTACGGGATGGTTTGACGTGGTACAGACGCCTGAGACGGCTTCAACTCCTGATGCATTGACGCTAGTCAGTAGCAATCCGGTAGATGATGCGATTGATGTTGCGATATCAAGTGATGTTGTGTTGACATTTAGCAATACGATTCAAAGTTACACAATAGCATTGATGGACGAGACCTATTCGTCTGTGGCAATTGAAGTTTCTAAGAATTCGACTGGAAAAGTAGTGACGGTATCGCCTACGGTCGATCTTGATGCAGCCACGGAGTATTTGTTGTTTGTTTCTGAGGTTAAGGATATCTACAATCAGAAGATCGTCAATACAGTGATTAAATTCACTACAGCAGCTTAAGGCGGGGAAACCTGCCTTTTGTTTTAGGAGGATTAACGTATGAAACCTGTATTTATTGAATTTACAGACGATGAGGGCAAAAAAGTAAAGACATTTACTACCTGTACACTTAAAACAGGGATGATGGACAATATATTGGATTTGGCCGAAATAGGTGAAGTGCTGGAAAGTGGAAATATAACAGTTAAGGAAGTCAAAGATTTCTATAAGGATTTGAAAAGCCTTATATTGCAAATCTTTAAGTACCAATTTAGCTACGATGAGCTGAATGAAAATGTTGAACAAGAGGAATTGATGAAGGTTTTCAAGGACATATGCAGCAATATTGGCAGTGAAATGAAAAAAAACTAAATGAGGGGGAATTGCAGGATGATTCTCCCTCTGGCTATAAAGATACATTGATTCGTTTGAAAAGCAAAATCAATAAAAAGCTCGGATGGACGTTGTTTGATATCGATGAAACTGACTTTTGCAATCTGTTAGCGTTTATCAGTTTTAATCCTGAAAGCGATCCTGATATACGGATCATCAATGGTAAAGAATACAGAAGAGCTAAAAGTGTTCCAGACTGGCTCTAAAGGTGGTGATAACTCATGGCTTATGATATTGGACCGAAGATTGGTATAGAAGGCGAAAGTGAATTTAGAAAGAACATTAATAATATCAACACTAACATGCGAACTTTAAAAACTGAGATGGTGTCTGTAGCTTCGCAGTTTGATAAGAACGATAGAAGTACGGAGGCTTTGTCAGCTAAGAATGTGGTGTTGAACAAACAGATAGTAGAACAAAAGAATAAACTTTCTGAACTTGAAAAAGGATTAAAAGCAGCCGCTGAAAAGTACGGCGAAAATGATAAAGTAACACAAGGTTGGAAGCAATCGGTCAATAAAGCAAATGCAGAACTTAATATCATGGAAAGAGAACTTAAAGATAACAATAAAGCAATTGCTGATTTTGGTAAAGAAACTGTGAACACAACCAATAAGACCAGCAAATTCAGCGGAGCTGTCAGCGGATTAGGAAAAGGACTTGCTAACGTTGGGAAAACAACAGCTAAAGCAGCTTTGGTAGGCATCAAAGCAATCGGAGTAGCAGCAGTTGGCGCCGCGACAGGTATGCTTGCAATGGCAGAAAGCACCAGGGAATATCGGAATGATCTGGCTAAATTGGAGCAAAACGCTATAACCGCAGGGAACAGCTTTGACACCATGAAAGGCAAACTTGGAGAATTAAACGCACTGACAGGTGAAACTGATAGCTCTATAGAAGCACTTTCCAATCTTATGGCAACTGGACTTGATGACAGTCAAATTGATTCTGCTGTTGATGCCTTGTCCGGTGCGATAATTAAGTTTCCTGACACCTTGAAAATTGAAAGCTTAGCTGATGGGCTACAAGAAACGCTGGCCACTGGAAAGGCAATTGGACCATTTTCAGAATTGATTGAGAGAATGGGAGGCAATCTAGACGAATTCAATGAAGGATTGGCGAATGCTACAACTCAAGCTGAGAAACAGGATTATGCATTAAAATGGCTTGCAGATAGTGGATTATCTGAAATCAACAAGCAATACAGGGAAAACAACAAGGAAATGCTTGCAGCAGCGGAGGCTCAATTCAAGCTAAACGATTCTCTGGCAACATTGTCAGATGCAGTGGAACCGGCCATATCAACCCTAAAGGGAGGATTGGCTGATGTCATGAGCAGTCTTGTTGGTGTCATCACCAATACAGAAGGATCAACTGAGCAATTCTCTAATTCAATCAAGTCTTTTGCTGATAATCTGATGAAACAGGTATCCAGCGTCATCCCGACATTGTCAACCACCATGCAGGCTTTGATACCAGCATTGGTGGAAGGCATAACAGATGCATTACCATCGATTGGCCAGGCTGTAACCGACATCATGCTTTTGATTGTCACTGAGTTGATTGGCGCTTTACCTCAGTTGATACCAGTTGGATTCGGTATTTTAACGACGCTTATCAATGGTTTGATTGAGGCGATTCCTGAGCTGATGCCGGTTATCTCAGACATCATGACAAGCATTGTTTCGGGCTTGCTGGATTTTCTCCCTGCAATCATTCAGGCTGCGGTGATGATTATCCTGGCACTCACCAATGGTTTGATTGATGCTTTACCACAGCTGATACCGATGATACCTCAAATTGTCGCGACCATCGTCGAGGTTCTCGCTCAAAATATGCCTTTGATCATCGATGCTGCTCTGCAGATCATATTGGCGTTAGGCCTTGCGTTGGTGCAGAATTTGCCGGTCATCATTGAATCGACAGTTCAGATAATCGGATCTATCCTCATGGGATTATTAGGTGGCATTGTGACAATATTAGGGTTTGTGCCGTTACTATTTGGATCTCTTGTCGAAGCATTTAACAATATCGAATGGGGAGAGTTGGGTAAAAGCATTTTAGATGGCATAAAAAATGGAATAACCGGTAGCGCGAAGCAACTAGCGGGTAGTGTTGTTGATGCTGCCAAGAACGCTTTGACCGGGGCTAAGAAATTCTTAGGAATAGCATCGCCATCTAGATTGTTCAAAGACCAGGTTGGACTTGAAATCGGCGCTGGTATGGCAGCTGGGATATCGGACAGTGCAAAAAAAGTTAATGCGGCAATGAACGGATTAAATAAAGGTTTGAATTCTAATGTTAATGTTGTTGGGGTTGGAGAAGCTTCCCTCGGAGCTGCCTTTAATACTCCTTCTAAAAGCATTGTCGAACACAAAGGAACCTTACGGATTGAGGGTGTTAATGACAAAAATCAGTTACTGGGAGTCGTTGAAATCGTAATGGATGAACTCAGAAGGGAGGTAAGGACTGTATGAACGAATTATTGACAATAACCAATGATTTGATCACAAGGGAAATATCTGAGTCTCTTATCTCCTTTAGATCTAATAAAATTACGAATACACTTTTGGACGGCACTTATCACGTTCAATCGATAGGAACACCACTGAAAATTATTGATATAACATGCGTTGTAAATGAACAAGGCAAATCGATTATCGATGCTGCACACAATGAAGATAGACCAATAAAGCTGAACTGGTACGGTAAATATTTTATTGGGATCATGGATGCGACAGCACCAAAATGGTCCTATTTCGTTAAAGGGCCAGAATATAAAAGAATGTATAGCGCATCATTCACGCTGATCGTCGACCAGGAGGGATCATTATGAGATCCATCAGCGCTGATCTGTTAGCCAAAATCCAGAAATCCCAACAGACAATCTACCAGAACGCCAATCCAGCGTTGAAAGTATTATTGAGTAAAGGGTTTAGTAAGGATCTGTTCAGGGTTTATACAATTCACAATGATGAATTATTGGAAGGATTAGATGTCGCTGTCAGGCGATTGGACACTTTAGGCATTCCAAATAAGGTCTATGTCGTTTACATCAAAGATGGTGTCGCTCATGTGAAGTCAAAGGATTTGCCTTACGATGAAACGCTACCCTGGAATTATGAATTTGAGATAGGCTTAGCCTCAGAGGTCGCAATTGAGTTTGATGGTTATTGGGTTAGAGAGGGGACATCAGGTAGGCACAATCTAATAACTGGTGAGTATCCTTATGTTTTCAAGGTGGCATCAGGTGTATTGTCGGTTCAGCTTTGGAATGGTTCACCTATCAGCCTAGCAACTGGCGTGTCAAAGATATCGGCGGTGAGGGGTTGGAAGTCAACCATGACACCAACAGACGACCACGGTTTGATTATTGCCTACATTAAAAGCGGTGCGGTTTATTACCGTAATCTATGCGAACAACCTAACGGGTCTATAGCGTGGGAAGACGAGCGACAGCTAACAGAATTTACAAAAACAGTAGTTGACGTGTCTATGTTTAGAACCAATGACTTCAGAACTGGATTTGTTGTCCAAAACAGCGATTTGACAGTTGAAATGGTCGTTACTAATAGAAACTGGTCAGGCATGGCAATACCACCTGAAACGATAAAAGCAGTTTTAGGCGACGTGGCGGTTAGTTTTAGCTATGTCGAATATCCAAAAGCATACGGAATAGATTCCATATTTGCCGCCGCTGGCGAAGTCAATGCAATAATGTTATGGGCAGCACCTGAAAATTATTTTACATCAATCGAAAACATACCAGACTTATCCGATAACTGGGGATTTGCCATCATCGTCACCCTAGACCACGACATGACTCAGCCAGACAGTAGTAATTTTAGCATGACAGATGAAAACAGCTTGGCGTTCCAAGTCCAATCCATCGAAAAAATAAGTCAAAATGTTTATAAATTCACAACATCGGATTTCAATAATGCTTATGGTGATATTACGGTTAATTTCTTAGGTAGCGGAAACACCAAAGGCGAGAACGGACAAGACATGTACGCATTCAGTTATTCGTTCACACCAATCAACTTGGTTCCGACATTCATACCGCTCCCAGAAGTAGAGGTGATATTTAATGAGTAAAGGTGAAGGTAAAAAAATAGCGGTTAAATTCACGCAACCTTTAATTTCTGAATTTATTGGTATAGTTTACAACCAACCTATAGAAATGGATGTAAGTTTACTGACAGCAAGCACAAACGCAACAAATCTATTCAGATTACTGAGCGATAGTGAAGGTTTAGGTTGGCCTTATGCATATAGGACAGTGAATACATGGTTTGAAATAAACTTTGCAAGTCCTATTGAACTTACAGAAATAAGCCTAACATCATCCACCGGCGGTTATTATCCAACGTGGACTTTGCAAGGTTGGAATGGTTCGGCATGGGTTGATATTGTAGCGGGTACGCACACGGCTACCAACCAAGATAAAACATATTCATTTGTGGCTGTAGAATATCAAAAGATTAGAATCTTATCGGGGGGCACGAGGTCGGGCAACTATCCGGGTTATTACAATCTTAGACTCAAAGGAAACTTTGTGGACTATCTCAATAAAGCGGCGTTCGCTATATCCGGTAAAGAATACAAATACGTCAACGGCCCACTGTTAGATAAGAATTTCGAAGTAATAAGCGTTGAAGCACATCCAATTGAAGCCAAAACCATTTTGATTGAAGTAAACAACTTCACTAGATTTCACAACGCAGAAGGACCTTTAACAGTCGCATACGACGCACAAAAAGGAAATTTACTCGGACTCGGTGGAGCGGTCGCAAGCTTCGAAAGAACATTCACACCAACGGATTTAGCACCTGAACCGAACCCACACAGACAAGAAACTGTCAATGCGGTGATATCAAACGTTACTTTTAACTACGACCTAGTATCATACATAGACGCCGAATCAACCGAACAAAATACAGTAGTCGTTCATCCAGCCGCAGTGACGGTCAGCTACACAAAAATCGACATTGAGATTCCATAAGGAGGATAAAATGAAAGAAAATACAAGGGCAAGAATACACAATAGATTCGACTTTGTGATAACCGATGTCGACACAGGCGAGGTCACAAAAGCCAAAGCAGAAAATATTGTGCTGGACAGGATGTATGGCAGACTCATAAACTTCCAAACTTTTTTTGTCAATATCGTGTTCGGGAGTGGAACAGGAACACTAGACGCTACAAGAACAACTTTGTTTACGCGCATAGGCTCAAAAGCCGCCATCAACGAACAGTTAATTAGGTCTTATCCAATCAGCGTGTGGACAAGATACGTTAGGCTTGGAGTTGATGAGTTTAATGGAAACACTTTAAGGGAGATTGGCATAAGTGACGATGCGACTTTGATTAATACCCATGCTATGATTACTGATTCAGAAGGCAATCCAATTACAATTGAAAAAACAAATCTTAAAGTTATTGATATTTATGCAACTCTATATGTTGAATTATATGATGTCGATAGCGGACTTCAATTTTATTCGAATGGTCTTAGAGACTATCTAACAGGAGGAGCGTTGCCAACAGGTAATGTGATAGGGGTTGCTTTATCAACAACCGATGATATGCCTACAGTAAAAACAGGAACAAGAACGGTGAACGTATCTGAAAAATCTACAACATTATCTGCATCTTTTGGCATTGACGACTGGAACAAAGATATCAGATGGGTTGCTTGGACATCATTAGGACTTAGATGCAAATTTCCGCGAACAGGCGTGTTTGAGGGAATGCAAAGGAATGATGTGCCTATCGGAACAGCGGATGGTGTTCAATCAACTTTCACAATCCCAAATCAAGAAGTAAGTGGAATTGTGATGAAAGTGGATGGCGTTCAAAACAACAACTGGACTAAAAATGCGTTAGAACAAATAGTTTTCGACCCAATCCCAGCAACAGGGGCAGTAACAGCGAGTTATTTATGCAATTTATTTCCAAAAACCATAAACTATGTCTTTGACATCTCAATGACTATTAAATTCGCTGGAACACAGCCTACTCCAATCGAACCAGCAAAAGATTTTTCTGCGATGCCTGGCGCCCAAACACCAATTGCGGGCGATGCAAATTATGGTTATTTTGGTGAAGTTGCGGCGAACGACTTTATAACAGGCGAAGCACTTTGTGCGGCTTTGGGAATCACAGCTGGAACGCTAATCAACTCTACCGCTGGCTGGCTAAAAGTCGCAAAAGGCGGCTCGCGAATGATGGTGTCAAAAATGTGTATCAGACACACAATATCCTGGAATAACTTAGACTCTCTGGGTGTAGTGTACGGCGAAAAAGTAATTGCAATTGAAGGTGGACTCTACACAGTTAGAATGCTCAGTACAGTTGAATGGAATGAGATCATGTATCCTTTACATCAAAATTATGGCCAATGGACGCAGCTTACGGATGCGCAACTTGGAATCACAAACATATACACTTGGACGTCAACTATCAGCGGCACGACTCGCGTGGTACGCGGCGGCGCTTCCGTGGAGGGTTCGGGTACGACTGCTCCGACGTTTGCGTTTTCGGACGCCGGTTTCCGCCCAGTCCTTGAATTTCTCCTTAAGAGCCAAGGTCAACGGTTTGAGGGTTTTCCAATAGACCAGTGGCTCGCCACCCCAGAGCTCAATACGAAGCCCCTGGTTTTCATCGAACATCAGATTCGAAAGCTTGGCGATAAAGTCATCAATATCCTTTTTGCCTTTTATATCTTTAAGCGTTATTTCCTGTCTAAAAAGATCAAGGCCTCCCGGCGGATATTCGTCTTCAGGTATAATTTCTTTAGGAAACAGCGTGAAATCAAAAAGAACACAGTACTTACAACAAGCAGATGGTCATTTACAGGTTGTTAAAACCCTGATAAAACTTTCAAAGCAAAGAAAATATATTTCGATTGGCTTCTACGAAGAACTTGACTTGAAGACAACAGAGATAAATAAAATGTTGTCAGCTTACATTAGATCCACAAAATAAAAAAATATAGGGATTAGACTATAGCGGCACGAATCGCGTGAGACGCGGCAACAATTCCGTGGAGAATTCGAATACGAATGATCCGACGAATGCGAATTCGAACAACGGTTTCCGCCCAGTCCTGATTATAGCTTTTGATTGCCATGATTAAGGTTATGGCAACACGGCTTGAATAATTCAAGAGAGCCTAATTCCTTCGCGTAAGCGTAAATACATCAATTCGGTTAGATCAGTACGCTAAGCGAACTTTATCGCTTAAGTATTATGTACGGTACGCCGATGACATTATTATTGTGGTTGAAAGCAAAAAAACAGCAAGCGAAACACTGTTAAAAATAAGCGACTTTATAAAAACTAGCATTAACCTAGATATTAACGAAAAGAAAACAAAAATATTTCCAGTAAATCAAGGTGTAAATACTATTGGTTTTAAAATTTATGCGACCCATAAGTTGCTCAGAAATGAGTCTAAAAAAAGGATTAAGCAGAAGGCTAAGAAGCTTAAAAGACTTATTGTTGAAGAAAAAATAACATCTAGAAAAGCTGAGCAGATATTTAATAGTTGGCTAGGACACGCTTGTAATGGTAATTCAATCAATTTTATCAATAGTTTAATCAAAAGAAATGATTATATTTATATAGACATTAAAGGCAAAATCAGAATAAACGAAGACAAACTTAAAGGAGAAACGCATGATAACTAAAGAAACTAATTGCCCAAAATGCAATAAATTGCTCGAATATTGGACATTAAAAGAGTATATCGAGTGTACCGCATGTAAAAACGTTATCGGAATCGAACCTTGTGATCCGGATGTTGTAGTACAAAACAATTTTAAATGTCCTTATTGTGGCGACGTTTTATCCTCGGAGGTTGAAGAGTGCCCCGCATGTAAACTTGAAATTGTGTGGATTGACGGCATAGGTTATTACGAAAATGAAAATATGGATTTAGAAAGACAAATTGATTAGGTATGAATGTCATGGCAAATTATCAGTTTAATTCAGACAAAAAAATTGAGTTTTGCAACGAGTGTCCATGCATGAATAGGGATTGCGATTATGGGGATACGTGTAATTTTGGAATTAAAGTATGCGATACGGAAATAAACATCCCGGTACCAGAAGACTGTCCATTAACAGAAGTGAGGAAAACACAAAAGGATGTGATTTTATGCAACTTTTACTTGAAACTGTCAACCCAATAAGTATAGGCGACAATCCGAATATGACTCACTTGCCTGATGGCAATGTGTGGGCGTTTAAAATTGACGAAACTAGATTGAAAGCATTTGAGATAGTCAATTCAGCAGGTGATGTTGACTGGGAGAACCTGACAACTGGCGATTTTGTTATTGCCACGAAAGGCACGAATATCAGCTTGGTGCGATTGAAGAATATTCCGAGAGTTGGGATGTTTGGAGTTTGGCATCAAGACGAAGTGCTTCGTGGTGAGGATGTTGTTACTCCCGAGCGACATAGATTGGCTATCTGGGGTTCGATATCTGATGTGTCAAAGTATGTTGAGAGTTGTGAGATAGAGCTGAACGAAAGCACGCCTGTATCATCAGTGCAGCTAAGACTACAGAATCCTAAAAAAGAACTGTCAGGAGAGGATGACTCGATAATTGTTCCTGGCATGAAAATCGAAATGTTTTTAACTCTTGGAGATAGCGAAGAATATCCGATGGGTGTGCAATATATCGACAGAATTTCTATGGGAGCGCTACAGGATACAGTCAGCATTGAAGGCAGAAACATTACCGGGAAGCTGCTGCATGATCAGACATTAGACGAGAAGAACATATTGACTAAAAAGGTTTATAGAAATAATATTGTTGAACTGTTGGAGAACGCCGGCATCACCGATTATAATGTTCAGCCAGCACCGGACATACCGGAACCCTGGGAGTACGGCGTGGAATATCAGCCTAATATGACCATGTTGGATGCTCTCAATAATTTGATTCAGGCATCGCTTAACTGGAAGGTCATTGAGACATTAGACGGAGAGATCGTTGCTGGATCTACGGTGACATTTGAGGATATCCAGGTCAATAGCCGGTACACATTTAACCGGGGAACTGATGTGTTTAGCCGGGATATCATCCGGGACGATGATGAGGCATACTCTAGGGTGTGCTGTTATTATGACACAGAAACAATAGACGAAATCACGGAAGAAGTGATCACCGGCACAGAGTATCTCTATAGCGTTGTCGAGAACAATGCGGATTGGGAAATCCAGCCTAATAAGACATTGTACGTGCAGCTGTCCAAAAACACAGACAGCACCGACGCTCAAAATATCGCAGATGATCTGGCAGATAGGTTAAAAAGCGCCGGAAAGGTCGAGTCATTTGTCGGACCAATAAGACCTCATCTTTTACCGGGCGACGAGGCGGAAATAATTTGTTCTTCCGGATCCTATCTATTAGGACTGATTACAACTGTCAGACACCAATTCGGGAACAATGGAACTTTAACCTCATTTACGGTTGATTCCGGTGGTCGAATGGGTAAACCTAAGCTACAAGATTACATTAACAGCGTCGCAAGAAAAACCAACATAAATGCCGGAAATGTGCTTTAAACCGAGAAAAAACCACGCACGAGAATCGATTGTAAGCGTTTAATTTGAACGTGTTAAGGGTTTAGGTCAATGAAATGTTTTTGCAGAAATTGAAAAAGGAAGGTGAAAAGATGGTTAAGTTTAATCGGCAATATTACACAAAGAATGTATCGAAAATGGAGTATGTTACTATCAAAAATGCTTAACGGGAGGTGGATCATGGAAGATATGATTATACGAGCATGGGAATATATTATAAAAGCTTTTTCTGGCCTTAAACCAATATTGGGAGGTTTATTGGGTGCATTATACTATATTTGCTTTCCGGATAGAGCATATTTTTTAGCGCTGATGGCGGTGTTAGCTGCAGCGACTGCTGACATTTTTACAAAGCTCTACTCAATCATCAAAACAAATGGTGGTTACAAAAAAGCAGTAGAAACAGGCAAATTGTTTTCAAAACAGTTATGGAAAGGGACAGAAGTTAAAATCGTTTCATACCTGACCGTTATGATCTTAACCGGATTAAGCTATAGAGTTATCTATCTTAAGGAAGCTAGTATATTGATAGCTTCTTTTGTTTATTCCGTCATGTTTATGAGAGAGTTTCAGTCAAACATTGAAAATTTGTGTGCTGCTGGCGCTGATTTGCAATGGCTTTTATTATTTGCAAGGAAAAAAAACAGCGATTTGATGAAAGATTTAGCTGCAAAAGAAGAAACAAAGAAGGCAGGTAGATATGATGACAGAGTATAAAATCAATAAAGGGAATACACCTAATAAAATGGCAAGACGAGGTTGGGTACCTGATCTCATTGTAAGCCACATCACGGAAGGCAACTACGAAGGTGCTATAAGTTGGCTATCCAACGAAGTGTCTCAAGCCTCAAGTCATTATATTGTTGCACAGGACGGTAGAATTACGCAGCTCGTAGATATCAGGGAAGCAGCTTGGATTAATGGCACTAGCACAGATCCATCAGCAGGAAATTATTACGGAAATTCACGGCTTCAAGTTGTAAGAAACCGGAAAACAAACGCTAATTATTACAGTGTAGGCATAGAGCATGAAGGGATGCATTATAAAACAAAAGGGAAATTGACAGAAAAGCAATTAAAAGCAACCATCTGGTTGCATAAGCATATCATATCTGAAATCAAGAAAATCTATGGAACGGACATCATAGTGGACCGAGAACAAATTGTTGGCCATTGCGATATAGATCCCGTGAGAAAGCCGTTTTGTCCAGGTGAATTGTTTCAGTTTGATGAGATCATAGACGCTTTAAAAAAAGAAGAGGAGGATGAAATTGTGAAGCTAGATTATGATTGGCAATGGGAGATGCTGCATAAAAGCATTGAAAGTTTAGAAAACAAAGGAATATTAACTAGTTCTGATTGGAGATTAAAGGTTGAAAATAAAACGCTGACTGTCAGCGAAGCTACCTGGTTAAATATGATTATTTTGGATAGGTTAGCGAAGTAGTTTCTTAACAATTAATAATATAATGAATCCGATGAGACAGATTCTCCATATTAATAAAGGAAAAAAATTGAACAAGAAAGGGGCTCCTAATGCGTTCCATATAGCATGAAAAGCTATGCGAATCACTCCAAAAAAAGCTTCTAGGAATTGTAAGATTACATCAATTAAGGATAAAGCTTCCATAAAATCACCTCACTAAAATAATATAGCTGGCTTACTGGCAAGTCAATAGTAAAAAATGAAAGGAGATTACAATGCAAGAACAATTAGGTTATCAAATATTATCAATAATAGTCTCGATTGTAGGGATATTGCTCACCTACTATATAGTACCTTATCTAAAGAATAAGATAGGGACTGAAAAGATGAACCAGATGATGATATGGATTAAAGCAGCGGTTGCAGCTGCGGAAATGATCTATCCGGAATTTAAATCCGGAGAGAAGAAAAAGGAATATGTTGTAGAATTTTTGAAGAACAAGGGAGTTACGATAACAGATCAGGAACTAAATGCTTTGATAGAAGCGGTCGTATACGAATTAAATAGAGCCAATAATTTACTAAATAAGGATTTGAGTTTAGGAGACCAGGCGTGATGCCTGGTCTTTTTCAGTGGGATTGTTATTGTGGATAAAATTTGGTAGTATTATCTTATGTTAAACAATTAGGAGGCAATGTGGATAATAAGAATGAAGAAATTACTAAACAAGAATTAAATCAAAGTGATGTAAGAAAGACTGATATGGTCTTAGCATTGAATCAAGTTAAAAAAGCAATTAATAATCTGACAAATGCTAGCAATGAAAGCTCTAAAATGATGGGTAAACTAACAGGTGCGTTAATTTTTGTAGGTGTGGTACAGATAGTAGTAATGGTGATTGGATTGTTAAAGTAATTATTCCAGGAGGTAATTAGTGATACAATTTTTAATGTATAATCAAGAATTTATTGAATCAATTAAAACAGAGAAAGAAATAGAGTTAAATGAGCTATTAACGATATTTGACTTAATTCCAGATGAAGAAAATGGATTACTATTAGAGCACTATTCAACATTTATTACCAAAGAATTCGAATCTTTATCATCTGCTATTAGCATTATATCTAAAAAACTTGGCATAGATTTCCATGATGTTTATAAAGAGATATCTTATGGTTACACACTAGATGGTAATCAAGATAAAATTAATATGGATGAAGCAATAAAACATTTTAGAGATTTACAATATACCAATACTTTTAATTAACCACTATTTAACCACTGAGTTTTGGATTGGGCTGTGTTTGTTTAATTTCGTTTGATTAAAAACATTGAAAAATACACGTTTTTTACAAATGAAAATTATATAAAATCGGATTTTTCGACTCCCACCGCCTTCACCATTAAGCATAAAAAAGACCATGAGGTCTTTTTTTTATGCTTAATATTTGGAAGGGAGTCGAACCCTGAGAGGGCGCGACCGAGTAAAAGCTGCTAAATGCAGGTTTTAGGACAGAGCGAGAGGAGCGAAGCGACGTGTAAAAATACGAGCCTTTAGGCGAAGTAGTTTCTCCCACCGCCTTCACCAATAAATACCTTATTTCAAAGTTGACATAAAAATGTTACAATTTAATAATTGATAACGGTAATGATGTTTGATAAGAATAACTAAACAACAAGAACCGTTCATTTTGTAGAAACAGGAGGAGAGTATGCAGAAAATACCGGCAAGTATATTTAATGATGTGATAGGTCCTGTGATGAGAGGTCCTTCAAGCTCCCATGTTGCAGGCGCTGCAAGAATCGGCTCAATTATTCGGCAATCTTTCAAAGCGGATATTAAAAGAGTTGTTGTAGAATTTGATGTAAATGGTTCATTGGCTGAATCCTATCATGGGCACGGCTCTGATATTGGGTTTGCAAGCGGAATACTTGGCATGGAGCTGACCGATCATTCTGTTCAAAACGCATGTGAAATAGCAAAAGAAAAGGGCATAGATATTCAATATATGGTTTCGGATTATGGTGCATCGCATCCTAACAATTATCGTATTCAGGTATACAATCAAAATGGCAATAATCATTTTTGGGAAGCCATATCGGTTGGGGGTGGCATGATTGAAATAGTTCAATTTGAAGCCTTTAAAGTTTCAATTTGCGGAGATTTTTTTGAATTATTAATATTAGTTGATACAACAGAATCAAAGCTAAATAGTATCGTGAAAAGCGTTGAAAATATAATGGGTGGTTATGAAGAGATTACAAGTGAAAATGGACTGAATAAAGGACTTATTTATATAAAAACAAAAGTACAAACGGAAGCTTCACTTTTGGAAGCTTTGCACGGTTTATCTGATGTTATTGAAATCATAGATCTTCAACCTATCTTGCCCACGCTTTCAAGTGTGAATTGCAAGGTGCCTTTTTCAACAGCATCTCAACTATTGGAATTTGCCAAAAGAGACAACAGGCAAATGAGTGAAATGGCGGTGCTGTATGAAAGTATGAGGGGCAATACTTCTGAACAGCAAGTTCTACAGAAGATGGACGACTTAATACTAATAATGGAACATGCGATAGAGGAGGGTTTGAAAGGAACAAATTATGCGGATCGAATACTAGGATCACAAGCCAACAAAATTGAAGAAGGCGTTAAAAGTGGA